ACCTGGTAATCTGCTATTCGACGTTTTTCTTTTTCGCTTAGTCTCATGCGCTGTTTGCTCTTGCTTCATTAAGGTAAGCAACCGACTCATTACGGCGGCTTTGACTTATCAGGTTTTGTTGTTCGGCAATCGCGTTAGCTTGTACCAGTTCTTGCTGTTGTGCTTGCTGTGCTTGCTCTGCTCTGGCTTCTTGCTCAACTTCGTCCTGGCTCTTAAATACAGATGGTGAAACTTTAAGTATCTCTGCCGCCAGTTCAGCAACTCGCCCTGTCTGGAATCTTTGGATCACAGTTGGGTCAAGTTGAGCAAAAGGCACCAGAAACTGTATTAGCTGAGAAATGCTGGCAAGTTCACCGGAACGCATTGCAATCGCAACGGGGTTGCTGTACGCAATCTTGAAGTCTGCATCAAGCAACACCTGTGGTGGTGGTGGCAACATCTGCGATCTTAACATCACTGAAAGGGTCCGCATCACCAGTGGTGATAGGGTTTCTGACTCTTGACGCGCAGTGATTGGCCCCAGGATAGAAAGCCTGTCTCGCTGTCGTGCTGCGATCTCTGTGGCGCTGAATCGCATTACGTCGCCATCCGCTGCGGTTGGCCCTGGCAACTCCAGCATGTCTAAATAAAAGGTGCGGTCGATTGCGGCTCTGACCTGCCCAATCTTGGCTTCACTTAAATCTACCCGGCCACCTGTCTGCAAAGGTGCAATCCTGTCCTGTGGTCCCAAACCAGCGCGATAGTAGTTCAGGCCACCTGGTGTGGTACGGATTGGCGATAAAAACCCATCATCTGGAACAAGCAAAGGTGGATCAACAATCTTCTGCAGTGCGATCAACCCAACACGTTCCATCTCATTAATCATTCGGACATCTGGTAGCGCTTCAACGCCAGGGCCACGCCCATAGACTTCCATTGAGTTTTTTTGCCAACGTCCAACGATATAAGGCAATTCATCGAAGCCTCCTTCTTGCACCACCTTACGGCTTTCAGGGTGGACATAAACTGATAGAAACGGCTTCTGTTTTGAACTCCGTCCAGGTGCCGTGTTGCGGGGTCTGACGATATGCAGCAATTCAAATCTACGGAACGGTTCCTTGTCTGCAGCTTTTACGATTTCATCAGGTAATTTGTTGCCAAACTGACGATAAAGGCTTCTAGCCGTATCATCAAAACGGCGGTACACCGAATCCACCTGGCCGGTCTTGCCTTCAGCGATATAGGTGTGGCCTAAAAAATAGCTCTTGAACACAGGCCCAATACCCGGCTCTTGTGTCACATAAAGGCAAGCTGTCCCAAAGGCTAACAGGTCCAGATAGAACTCATGCATGCTTTGATGAAAGCCTGAACGTGGGGCATTGAACACGCTATTGCAACGGCGACTGGCGTCCTCCAGCCAGAGTTGTACCTGCCTGTTCTTCATCAGCTCACGGTCTTCTGTCTCCAGGTTGAACCATGGAACAGTCGAGCTGGTCAGTGTGTTATGCAGCCCAGAAGCAGCACGCACCAAAGCCCGTACAGCAGAGCTTTCATAGATTCGGTCCCGTCTCTGTTCGCCAGAGGCACGGTAACGGTTAGTGAAATCAGCACGCCTGGGTATCATCAGTTCAGCAATATCTTGCCACATTGTTTCCCAGTTGCCCCGGTCTGACTTCAGTGCTTCATATTCCTGTACTAAGCTGTTCGCTAATTCGCTCATAGCGCATACCTACGGCGGCTACGGGTATCCCCACCACCACCAAGGATTGTGTCTTCACGACCATAACGATTTGTCATTAAACGGCGTATCCTGCGTAACCTTTCTTCTTCAGACATCTGCCCAGCTTTTGAAGTGGATTGTTCCGTCTCTGAGATGACACCTGGGTCGCCTAGCGTTGGGGCACTTGAAAGGTTGTCGCCACCAAGCGCCTGTGGTTCTCCTGGTTTTGGCGGATCAAAAAAATTTGCTATGTCTGTAGGCAATGCCTCAATCCCGCCGGTGTTGCCTTCTGCTAGTCCTACAAGAGTATTGCGTATCTGAACCGCTGGTTGCTTATCGCCAGCAGCTGTTGCCAGAACATCACCCGCAAAAGGAATTACTTTTTCTTCTGCGTACTTTGTGGCCTGGGCCAACTGTGATTCGGTTCCTCCTGTGATTTGATTGGCATAGCCTTCTAAGGTTGGGTTACTTTGGCCGCCAGAAACATTTTTACCAAATTGAACTGCGTTTTCCTGCATTGCTGCACCTGCCCGTACTGCTTGCGCCTGGACTGCTGCACCGGCGTCAATTAGAGCTTGTTGGCCTGCTGAACCAATATTTATGAGCTCTTGCTGGATCTGACCACCACGCTTGACCGCTTCTTCCTGCAAGCCACGCACACTGATTCGGCTAAGATCCTGGTCTAAATTCAAACTCATGTCGGGCATGGTTGGCATATTGATTTCAATCTTCGGCATCAAGTCCTGTTCGGTGTTGATACCCAGCGTGTCGGCATAGCCTTGCAGATTGGTTTTTGCTAATTCGGTAAAGCCCGTGACATTCGTTTCTACTATCTCTTCAACTTTTTTCTTCGGATTACACATCAGTCAACTCCTTTTGCATTAATACAGTTTTTAGTCGAAAACCTGCTTTATTGAGAATTCGCTGATAGCCCTTGAAGCCGTTTTGATAAATTCGCACAGCACCACGCTTGCGGGCATCCGCTTCCGCAGCCGGTAAGACTTCGTTTACAATTTCTTTTAACGACCCAGCGACATAGATTCCAAACCCTTCTAAACCATTAGGCCCAGCTTCGTAAGCCCCAACCAGGCAACTGTTTTTTGAACTGTAGAATTCTAAACGCCCAGCTTCAATTGCAGCAACCACGGCATCAACTGTCGTGTTATGCTGATTGCGCTTGATTGCTTTGGCAATACCGTCCCTGAATTCTTGCTTCATCGTGCCGTTCCTCGACGCTTGAAGCCTTTGCTTAGAATAGAACGTCGGTAACCTAGCCGGTCCCCACGTTTGCGGGCTTCGGTGTCAATTGCTAAAGAACGTTGCAATCCTGGGATCTGTCCTGAAATGGCCTGGACTTGTTGTTTCGACGTTTCCACCTGTTCGCTGTATTCGTTCAACTGTGGTGTCATCCCTTGGTAAACTGCCTGCAGGTCCGAATATTCTTGTTGGCTGGCATCATAAACAGCTTTCGTATCACTGGCTGCACGGTCCACATAGCCCGTGTCCTGGGCTAGCGACTGATAACTCTGCAGCGCCTGCTGTACTTGACCCGAACCCATGAAATCCTGGTAAGCCTGTGCGGCAGGGTTGTATGTGCTGGAAGCATACTGGTTGTAGTTGGTTACACTAGGGTTATAAGTGTTCTGGAGATAGTTCTGATAGTTCTGCAAAGCGCCTGCGGACTGCTCTTGAGCAACACGGGTGACAAAATCTTTGTCATTTACAAAAGTCTGATACTCTTGATCTACTGTTCTGTTTTGGACAACTACTTCAGCAAGCGATTGCTGGTTGCGTTGGATGTCGCTTTGGTAACCTTGGATATTTGTTTCATAAGTTTTTGCCTGATTCAATGCTGTCTGGGCATAACTACTGTAGGTATTTGCACGGGTTGCCACTGCTTGATATGTCCCATACTGACTCGCACCACGACGATAGTTTTCATACACTGCATCAGAAAAAGTCTTTGTCCCCTGGCGTGACAGAAATTTAACTGCTTCTGTCAAAGACCCATAACCAGAATCTGTGACTTGCCCCAGCCCTTGGGCAAACCCAGAACCTTGCGGACGATACTCTTGGGCACCTGTAAACTCGTTGTTGTTGTCGGTGAAAACTCTGTAAATCTTATTTGTGCTATCCACTACATAACGACCGGCTAGCTCTGCTGTGTTCAAATACTGATTTGCAAAACTTCTTTGTGATTCGATGTTGCCCTGTTGTGTCCTGATCTGCTCATTCAGTCCTGTGATATTGCTTTCAAATCCTAAATAGTCTTGCCGTATCTGTTGGAATTGCTGTTGGAAATCACCTAGCTTTGTTTGATACTGCTGCTGTCCAGCCTGAGTCCCCGCCTGATAGGCACTGGAGTATTGACCATAGAGTGTGTTTGCTTGTGTGGCATAAGAATCCTTAATTCCACCTAGTCTACCCAACTCTGTCTGTGCTGCTTTGTAACTACTTTCTAAACCAGATCCCTGGGCTGTGGCACTTTGATACGTCTGATAACGTTGTTGAAGCTGGGTGTTGTAACTGCCAACCGCTTCATTCCGGTCTGTGACATAACGGTTGTAGTCCCCGGTTACCGTGCTTTGGTAGTTGCGGGCTTTCTCAACAGCAGTGTTGTACTTTGGTACCAACTCTTCATAGCCAGCCAGTGCCGCCCTGCCTGTTTCCTGTGCGCTTAACAGTTGTGACCGTCCGCCTCGCAAAGCCTTTCTGATATTAAAATCTGTGTCCAACCTAGTTCGGGCCATAACTCCCCAACGTCGTGTGTTTACTCCAGAACTCAAAAGGATCAAAGGTGCCGTCTGCCAGGCTTCCGACTGCTACGCTGGGCCGTGGGGCAATGTTGTTGGTTGTGGCGTATCTGAGGCTCTGACAGGCGTATCTGGTTGCACTCATCAAATCATCAACCTTGCGGATGATCTTCCCATCCTTTCGGTGGTACATCCTAAATTCTTGGAACCAGGTGTCACAATGGTTAAAGACTTTGAAACGTCCTGTCTGCATTCTTGTCAACAGCGCCATGATCCCAGGTTCCACTGCAATGCCACCTTCTGGGTTCGTATAATGGCTACCAAGGAACCGTATCCCTGCTCTGCGGTACTGTGTTGCTAGCGCTTCACCGGAACCCTTATCATGGATTGAACCGTCATGTGGCCACGCAACAGGAATCCAAGCGCCACGGTGTTTGATTGCTTCAGCGTGTTGAAGCATCCCTGAACCCTTTTCCCGATATGCATCATACAGATACACCGTGTCAGTGTCGCGGTCATGGGCCAGCCACACGACAGCTGTGGGGTGGTCAAATCCAAAATCAATCCCAGCGATGCGGCTCCAGTGTTCAGGGATCGGGAAACTTGGGCAACTGATGTTATCTTCTGGAACAGGAAACACCTGTCCGCTTCCAAGCATTGGGATGCCTTTAGAACGCATCAGCCGTTCATGCGGCGGTAGGGCGGCTAAAATTTCTTCGCGTACTTCCAAACTAAGATGAGGACTATCGTCCCAGGTGGCCTGAACTAATGCCTGACCTTTTTTGCGCTCATTCAAAAACATTCCAACGACACCGGTCACCCCGTTCTCAGGCGTAAAGGTCAAAACTACTGGGCCACCAGACTTCAAAGTACCGCGAAGAGCTTGCGAATATATTTCTTGCGGTGGCTCCTCATCAAGCCAGACATAATCAATGGCCACACCCATCCAGGCACTAGGCCCAGAGTCGTATGACTTAAACTGCAAGCGACTGTTCCTGCCACTAACATGCTTGACCAGAGCAAAACCTAAAGCGTTAGGGACACCAGGATTCCGCTCCGTCTTGACAATCAGATCCCTTGGGATTGCTGCTGTGCCAAAAGCTTCAGGGTCACCTGCCTGTCCAAGCAACTCCGCTTGAACAATGTCTCGTGTTGCATAGTGGGACTTCCCTGCAGCCCAACAATGGATCTCGCGATCAAAGCGGTGACCTGTCCACCAATCTGGGTATAACCCTGTCAGGTGGTAGGCCACTTCCATCGCACCAGAGTAGGTCTTGCCGGTCTTGTTACCTGCCATTAAACAACGTTGCCGTGCCCGGTGGCCCTGATCGTCCAACGCTTCATGGAAACGTAACTGAAAAGGGTACGGCTCATAAAAATCAAACGAGCGGGTACGCCGCGTTTCTTCGTACAAGTCACGCAACTTCAGAACTTCATCAACTTCTTCAAGCCATTGCTCCTGAACGTATTCGTCTGCTTGCTGTCGGGTCGTCACTTCTTCTTCTTCGCTTTCTTCTTGGCAGCCTTGGCAGCCTTAATCCCTGCAGGTGTGTAAGGGAATTTTTTCTTCTTACCCGTTTTCGGATCAGTAACCATTGGCATGACTAACTCCTTTTTTTAGGTTCCCGTTTTGCAGTCTTCGCTGAGTCCTTAAAGGCTTTCGACGTCGGAGCGCCCTTGTCACCCGGTTTGCGCATTTTCTCCTTAGAGCCCGCTTTTATGCGACGCTTCTTGGCATGAATGTTGGCGTATAAGCCCGGCTTTTTCTTCTTCACGTAGTAGCTCCGAATGTTGTTCGTCCGTTATTGCCCACTGTAACCTGCGGTCTGCTAACAGCGCGTCCCGTAACGTCTCCTGAATCGAATGTCGGTACCAGGCTGGGATACTTGCGCTGGGGGAAATCATCCCCTGGTTCGCTGCCAACTCACGCAATAGAAAATCAATCTCAAGCGGGCTCAAATTGACTAACATCAATTGCCCAGAATGCTTGGAAGCGCAGCGCCTGTGTAATCCCCAAGATCAACAGTATTGCTTTGAAGTGCGAACTCCGAACGTCTGCGTGGACTGTGGCAGCGACATGCTGTGGCGAACCCGATAGTGGGCGTATCCTCAAAAAGTTTACTCGCCAAGTTAGCACCCCGTGACGCTTCCAAATTCATTAACATCCCCATGCCTTGCGGCTCCAGTAGTTAGCACTTGTGCGGTCAGTCTTGCCCTTGATACCGCCACTTCTGGCACAGTAACTCTTCTTACGGGCTGGCTGGTCTTTCTTGATACTCATCTTGCTGTCCCCAAAGGCTACCCGCACCACCTTGCCAGCGTTGTTCTTGACAAAGACTTCAAACTTCTTCGGCTTACCCGGTGTGCGCCTAGGCTTGTTCAGGCTTACTTTCTTGCCGCGATACTCAGCCATCGACTTTCTCCCAGTCAGCGTCTTCTGCTTCAACTACCGGCTTACTTGCTGGGACAGGCTCTTCCTTAGGCTTCAACCCAAGAAGCCTAGAACCAAACTCATCACCCAAACGCTGCCGGACTTCCGCTTCAATTTCCTTCGGTGTGCGCTTCACTTCCGCCGTCACTTCGATGCGGTCAGTAGGCTTGAACCCTGCTCTGTCCAGAATGTCCTTGGCCGCCTTGTAGCGGGCATTCGGGTCATCACAGTCCAATAAATCAACCAGCGTTGCCATCGCACGGTGAACGTTTTCGTCCAGCTCTATGCGCGTTTGCAGAGCAATCTTGTCCGCCCTAGCCTTGCGTTCCTTGTCGTAAGTGTTCTTGTGGACGCCAAAGGCTGCAGCTTTCTCCGCCAAGGTGCCAGAGCCCATTGCTATCTTCATGAAATCACTGTCCAGCTTACTCTGGCCGACTACGTCTATCGTCGTACTGTGGGCGCTACTTGCGCTTCTGCGTGGCATCTGCTTAACTCCTGGTTATGCCACATAGCCAAACCAAACTTTCCAAAGGATTGCAAGGCGGTTCGTCGTAAAGGCTTAAGCCGGTGATGGTGAAAGCTTAAAAAACCGGCCCGTTTGGGGGAGTGGGTAGACCTACATACACATCGGCACCGTTTTGTGCCCCCCGGTACCCCAGAAACCGGGCAAGTAGGACGGCCAATCACAGGCCAACGGATTGTTGATCCGGTGTGTTGCTGCATCCGATACCGCATGTTTACTGGGGCAGCGGTGAGTTTCTGCTACCAAAATGCAAAATAATCGCGATAAAGTCGTAATCCGTTTGCGAATCCTACCATTTCACAGCGGGTTGGGCGGTCCTTTTGCCCATTTTCTTTGGGTGGGAAATCACTACTTCAGCACTACTTACCTACCTTGACCGCTGTTTTGCCACAACCAGACAGTAAGTCTACCAACGCACAGACCATGCGTGCCTGGCGTAAGGCGATGGGTCTGACACAGTTAGAACTTGGCGAGTTGCTAGGCTACTGTGTCTTTCACATCAACGCACAAGAACGCGGCGCTCATGCAGTCTGTGACTACACAATGCAGCACCTGTCAATGGTGTTTGCTATTCACAGCCTCCCGCCTGACGCACCAGTATCTATCCTACAAGAGTTGCTCACACCACCTAGCGTAATTAATAAACGTGTGAAAGCTGCGGAGCGTCTAGCAGCACGCAAGGCGAAGAAGACCAAAGTTTCGAAGCGGAAACGCTCCAGACCGCGCAGTCCTCGCCAAAACAATCCATAAAACCCTTGAGCAGATTATCGGCATCTGGTTTGGCTTGATGCGGCTTGCCGTCATGGTCTTGCCGTTTACGCTTGGACCAAGAACGCGGCATGGTTAGGTAAAACCGCACGCTGAATTGATTTGGCAGCGTGAAACCTTGTTCTTCAGCGATAGCCCGCACAGCGTCACGGTATTCAAAGTACCTGACAACACAGGGACGCTTCTTCCAACGATCTGCCTGGTTCATGCGCGGAGCTGCAACCGGCACAACGTCAAACACAAATTTAGACATTGCTTTGTCCTGTTATATACACATGATGTGCATTTTATGCTTGCTATTATACATATGATGTATAAATTAGGTTGTGTGCTGGCAATCACGCCAGTGTTTTTCTAACTCAATCGGGAACTACAATGAAACAAACAATAAATTTCTACACTTTCCGCGATGCCTTCCGCGCCATACGTCCAGACAACTTCAGCGCGGAAGGTCTTTCTGTGCTCTTCGACCACCTAGAGCAATACGAAGAAGACTGCGGGCAGGAACTGGAGCTTGACGTTATCGCGTTTTGCTGTGAATACAGCGAACACACCTTGGAAGAAGCCAACCGTAATCACGGTTGGGAGTTTGAGACAATTGACGAACTCACAGAGCATCTAAGCTACGAAACGTATGTATGCGGCATGACAGACACGACCGTTGTTTTTCAAAGTTTCTAACCAACAAAGGACAACATGGAAATTTTAAATTTTGACACAGACACAGACGCCGGATTTGCTTGGATTATTGTGCCGCAATCCCACGGTACAGAAACTTGGACGGTTCAATGCTGTTTAACAGATAACGGAGAAATAATTGTGGAGGACTGTGGACACAATGAAGGCATTTGCGGTGACAACAATGAAGCTCCTTTTGCTTTCTGGGGAGAGAACCGTTGCATGACGGCTTTATTCAGACATGCCAGATCAGCAGGGATTACAGTCATTGGACTATAACCACCACACAGCCCGCCAGTGTGCGGGCATCACCAACACAGGCGATATGACACACAAAGAAATTGCTCAAGCACTGACAAAAGCACGTGGCATTTACTACCAGACCAGCGAACCGCCTACATTTGAAGACTTGCTGGAAATGGTAGAAGAAGCCGACAATGCGTTAGCTGATTCGTTTGGACGTTATGATCATGTGACGATCCAAGCAGTTGTGCGTAAAATGCTGAAAGAAGCTGATTCAGCTTCCCGTATCTGCGCCAATCCACACACGATTTAATTTTTTGCAGTGGCGTTGCGTCCTAGGTGGCGTTGCGTCCTGCACTTCTAACCTAAAAACTTATGACTGCTGAAGAATTCCGCGACAGCCGCAAAGCGCTTGGCTTGTCTATGGCAGCTGCGTCCCGTCGCTGCAAAATACCCTACCGAACTTGGCAAGCCTGGGAAGACGGCACCAACCGTGTTCCGAACTACGCATTCTGTTTCCTGTTCTACCTGCGCCATACATCACCCACTCAGTGACGTTGCGTCCACAGGAGTGGCGTTGCGTCTCGCCAGCTCTAACAGCCTGGGTAGGTACTTGCGCCCAAGCTCTGTGACTTTCTGCTTGTCCAACACCTGTGCTGCTGGTGACGTTGCGGCTGGCTGTGTTCGCAGCACTTTCCAGATTTGCCCCTGTGTTGGCAGATAGCGGTCTTCTGTGCTGAAGAGTAACTGGCGTTGCGCCCGCTCAAAGTCTTCATCGCTGACGGTTTTAAAAACTTCAAACCACTCTGAGGCTTGGTCGCTTGTAATAGTCCGACCAGTGTTCGCCGCCCAACTCTTCAGTGATCGGGCTATCGTTTCCCTGCTTGCCATGATTATCCTCGTTTAGAAAATTGTCTAAAACGGTTTGGTTTTTTTCATCAGCGCTCTGGTAGCGTGGTGACGTTGCGTTCTGCTTGGGTGCAAAGACGCCAACCCACCCATTCATGATGGAAGTATCCAAGCACTGTCGTGCTTCGGCTTCTGAAAAGTCAGCCGCTACTTGTTCAAGCGTTTTCAGGATTCGCGTTTCGGCTAGTGGCGTGATTGGTTTCTTGAGCAGTTTGCGATGTTCGGCAAAGTCTTTCCAAAGCTCTGGAAACAACCACGGCGGTAACGCCGAATTTGTTTTTTCTTTTTGGTTTACTTTTTCTTTATTAGTTTCTTTTAATATAATAGGTACTACATGACCAGAAACGACCTTCTGGTTAAGTAGGCCTACATGACCAGAAACGACCTTCTGGTTTGGTAGGGATTCTGGCTCTGCAATTTCACCCATGTCTTGAGCCATTTTTTCTCCCTGATTAACGTCCCAGATCCATGAAATTACATGCCCTTGGTCGTTGCGTTCAGAACGCCTTTCCAGATAGCCTGCTTCTTGTAGTTCGGCTAGGACTTTACGGACACGCAGTCGACCTTCATCACAATGCTTGTGAATCCAGTCAGCGGTCACCTTGAAGTTGGGTGGATAGGACAGCAGAACAGCAAGCAAGCCCTTCGCTAGTAGGCTCAAGCCGCTGGACTGTAGGACTTTATTGCTGATTTGCGTGTAGCCGTCACCGGCTGGAACTTGCTTGTGTATCATGGCTAGGCTACTTCTTGAAGGCGTTCCTTCACCTTGGCCTCAAGACTGACAAGCGTCATCTGCTCTGCCTTACTGATGTCACCACGTTTGACGTAGCTATCCTTCAGCATCCGCGCTTCATCAAGCAGCTCATAGCTCGTTGCACTTTCTATAGCGTTGCGGACCAGCTCTAAAGGCTTTAGGTCACTGCGCTCTACTCTGGGCTTCTCAGAAGCGTCAGCAGTCTTTTCTTCCAGTGGTGTCATGATGTCGCCGCCAACAAAAAGCTGGCGCAAATCAATCGTGGACTCTTCTAAGGCAGTCCAAGGGACAGCTTTGTCTTCCTGCTTGTCCAATTTTTCAATTGAATACTTTGTATCGGTTTTGGTAGTACCACTGCGAATTGCTGTTATATCATAAAGGTGCGGTGCCCCATGAATTTCAACAAGTTGTTCAACCCTTGTCTGAATTGTTGATTGGTTAATCTGCCAACATTGGACAGCTTCCATTGGATAGTTGTAGATAGCCAAAGCCCAAAAATGTTTAATTTCTTCGTAGCCTGCATGGATTAAATCATTTTTATTGGGCATGGGCACACGATGGGGGCGTTTGATTTGCTGCCCAGTGGTTTGATCCACAACATATTCCCAGCCTTCCCAGCCACGCACTGCCAGCTTCGGGTCATTAAAAGAGCCCAGTATTCGCAGTTTTACACCTTGTTTGTTAGAGGCATCCAATTTGAGATAAAGGCCAATCTTGTTTGGGTTGACATAATCTTTAGGTAGCCCCCAGTCGGTTAGATTGCTCATGTGGTTACTCCTTGATGAGCTGTTATGTAATCAATGTGCGATTCAATCGGATTTAGGGCTGATTGCGGCACCCAGTAAGCAGGGCGATTTTGGTTTGCTCTATCACCCCAATACTTATATCTCTTGCCGTCACGACCCATAATCCAACCGCGCACCTGATAAACACCGCCTCCTCCAGTCATTAGGACATACGGTGCATCGTCCAAGTCACGTGGGTGCAGTAACAAACTGCCTTCTGCATGTGATGTGCTGCGAATCTCCCAGCCACCGACATCGCCTTTAGTCAATTGGTCAGCCTTCCCGGCCCAGTAAAGGTTCATCATTCCAGCGAAAGCCATTTCTGCTAAAGCGCCTTCAATCCTGTTTTGCCAGGCGTTGCGGTAACCATCTTCTTCAGGCAACTTCTTCTTGATTGCGTACAGATGACGTTGGACACCGACAAAAGCACCCTGTTGAATTTCTGCTTTGCTTAGACTGATTTCCATTCCATCCATGATAAGGAGCTACCGACACCGTTGCCCTAGATCCTGGGGCGTATTGGTTTGATGCCACATGAAAAACTGCAGAGTTTAACTGGCTAGGAGCCCAGAAGAGGAACTGCAGAACACCTTGGCCGGTAGCTTAAATTTCGGCGTCATATTGGTCGTAGTGCCAGAAATTTTGCGGCACTGCCGTGTTGGCGTCATCTGCGCCTTGGGGCTGGTATTGCGTAATCAACCCGCCTCGTTTCAAAAAAGCTTCAATTGCGTCAGAGAATGACGTTTCGCCTGGCAGGATTTTGCTTAACTTGACCCGCTTTTCCTGCCGTTCGCGTAATTCCTGCCGCCTTTCTTCAGCAGTTTCAGACAACAGCCTTTCATGTGATCTTTTCTGATTGCCATACCGGACACTGCAGGCCCTAGAACAATTCATTGCGCGGATATTGTGTGACTTGAACGAAGTGCCACACATCACGCATGTTTTTTCGTGGATCTGGCGGGCAATCCATTTGTATTTGTTGCGACACGACACAGAACAGTAGACACGCCCAAGTGCGGGTAACGGGCCACCGCATGTCAGGCAGTCTTCACGACTATTCGCTTTCAGCCTCAACCAAACCTTGTGTTTTTTTGCCTGTTTGTAGCAGGCGCGGGTGCAGAAATTATGGTTCGCCGACTTCTGAACAAAGAAAGATGTGCAGTGGGGACACTGCTTCTGCTCTGGCTTCCAAGTGCGAGTTTCCTTTTTCGCTTCCTTGCGCACCCGCGCTTGATTGTAATAGCATTCGGGCTGGCAATAACGCTGGTTGTAGCGCTTTAAATGAAAGAACCTGTTGCAATACTCACAACGCTTCCCGCCACGACGTTCCTGTCCTTCTTTCGTTAAAGTGTCGTAGTAGCACTGTTTACTACAAAATAACCGTTTACCGCCTCTGGGCACGAAACTGTTTCCACATGACTTACAAGGTTGCGACGGCTTCAATTCTTGCTCATACGCTGACAATAACGACAGACCTTGCTGCCGAATACCCACAGTGGTGGTGTCGTCGTTTTGTAGTTGTTGCAGCCAGGACACAGCCGCAGCTTTGGAACAGATTTTTCAGGTATTATTATCTGGCGGTCCAAGCGCTTTGGGGCAGGCGAACTAACCTTTCTGTCTAAATGTTCCAGCCTTTCAGACAACCGCGCTGATAGCCGTTTCATAACGGACCCTTATTCATGATTTCAGCTAACTTATGAACATCGGGGTCATAGTCCCAGGTCTGGTCATTGAAAGGATCATCACAACGCTGCAACCGCTCACTCAGCGACATTTCGGACGGCATGATTGGCGTCAGGTCTTTAGCTTCAGGGCACTTCAAGGCGTGCTTGGCACCGACAAGCTTCCCGCAGTCACTGCATTCGTACAGAAAGCAGATAATCTTTAAATCGTTGCGTGCCCGGTACTCCCAGTATCGGTTCTGCCGGTCAAGTCTAGCCGTCTCAGCTAAGAACGCTTCATAGCGGCCCCGTGCCCGCAAGCGTGACTCTTCAATCTGCTCCTCTGTCACCGGCGTCTATTCCTCCACCACCATTTTACTGTTAAGTATTGGAGACGAACCCACCAATATACTTGACGCAGTTTGTAGGGCTTAGGTTTGAGTAGGTTGGATTTGCAGTCTTGGCTTTCCATGTCAAACAAGTATTCAACGCGGGTCATTGGCAACTCCATGTAGTTTTAACATTCATCCAATAGGCTGCAGTGGATATTAAAAAGTTAGGGTCGAACCGCTTTCATCCCATAGCCTTTCATGTCCAATGAACACATCCATTGAGTCCATTAATTCTGCAGCCTAGTCGATGGCCAGCTTAAGACAGGTGGGCGTTGTCACGGCGCTGGCAGGCCGGTGAGGCTCACTGTTTGCGAATTGCTTGAAGAGCCGTTTCCATGTCTGCCAGGCGCTGTCTCTGGGAAACAGCCTGTTGCTGGCGTGTCAAGATCGGCAACCCTTGCGCTTTGGCTAAGTGGTTTAGATCAAGCCTCAAGCCGTGTAACAGGTTCTTGATTTCAACTAATTCAGTTGCTAGGTCGCTCATGCGGATTCCTTTAAAAGCGCTTGCAGCAATTCGTCTTTTCGGTTGTGCAAAGCCACGGTTGCTAGCTGTTTTATATCAGCGTTGGTTCTTTCATTTAAAAGCACCTGTCTTACATAACTTTGGGTAAAACCAGTGGTTTCAGCTAATTTACTTAGGCGGACGCCATAAAATTGGCACTGCCTTAAAAGATTCATGGCAAAAGGATTGCTAGTCTGTTAGACTCTGGTTTTGGTTCAAAGCATGTACAGGTTGCTTTGTTTTAAAACAATGTTTTATAACAATATGCAAACTGAGGAATCTTTTCAAGCACTAATTTTTAACCGCGTGGCGATATATGATTGAACCTCCTGAAATTATTGAACGAATTAATTTTTATGTAAGGCAAAAAGGTGGGAATAAAAGCGCTTTAGCCCGTGATTGGGGCATTTCACCCAGTCATTTGGGAGTAGTGCTGAAAGGTACAAGGCAAGTTTCGGCAACAATGCTTAAAAATGCTTTAGCACAAGGTTATAATACTGAATGGTTGTTGACTGGCGAAGGCTCGCCATATTTAGCGTCTAAAGCCAAAGAAATTGGGCTTCAAACGTCTATTTTTAAACATGGCGAGGACTACCGCGATGAATTGATATCATCTAAAGATGATGTGATTGCGTTGCTTCGCAAAGAAAACGAAAGACTGGAACAGGAGCTTTTAACAAAAAAAGTACTGGGGGTAGCGACCAAGAAGAAAAGCGCGAAAATCGTGCATCTAAAAACAATTAACGGTTAATCAGCAATATAGGTTGCTTTGATGCCGTTCATGCATATTGTTACAACATTGCTACCCCCCCCCCCCTTTAAGAGACACATGAGGCCCAACACGCTTTACAAGAATAAAGCAAGGAAGTTCTGGGCTGCCCAGCTTTACGCTGGTGGTAAGCGTATCCGGCGTAAAATCGCGGACTTTAGCGAACTGGTCGGTTTATCAGAAGAACAACAACAACAGTTGTTAGTAGGTAGGCTTGAGTCGTGTCGTGATGAGCTTGGCTTGCAAGAAAGCCCATTGCTGATGCTGTCTGCAGCGATCAAGCAATTCCTCGCTCACTGTCAAACTCGCAATAGCCCCCGCACCGTCTACACCTACACAGACTCGCTGAAACGCTGGCAACAGGCTACGAAACAGTATGCTATTGAGGATCACCAGCGTCGGTTTGCTGACCTGTTTGTTGCGCAAGAGCGACACCGTGGCTTAAATGACCGGACTATCAACCACCACATACGCAACGTTAATCGCTTTTTTTCTTGGGCTTTTGAAGAAGAACTGTTGTTAAAACCAGTAAAGCTTAAACAACTCCGCGCCGTCACTGTAGTGCCGCAAACCTGGAGTCGTGAACAGTTGGAATTGATACGCGAGTACATCGAAAGAAAGCTTACAGAAACAGGCTCACGCCGTTTCATCGCATTACAACGTGCGTTTTACTTGTTTCGCTACACAGGGATGCGTGCAACGGAAGCGATCAACCTGCGATGGGATCACATCAGCAAGCAAGGGATCTGGCTTGAAAGCAATGACAATTGGCAGACCAAGGGCAGGCGCGACGCCATCCTTCCGATAGCCAAGCCACTGGGCGCATTTTTGGACAAAGAACCGCATGCAGGTGAAGTCTACGTTTGTGACAATGGTTCGGGCGGAAAGTTCTGGCGGGATTATTCGTCAGCAGGACACAGCTTTCAGAAAATGTTGGACCAGCTGGGGCTAAAAGGTCCCAAACGTACACACGGTTTTAGAGCTACTGTGGCTACAGAATTATTAGCTGCCGGCGAGTCACCAGTCCTGGTTCAAACGCTTCTACGACATCAGCAGATAAGTACCACCTTGGGGTATCTGAATACACAGGAAGTGCGGGTCCAGGGCCTTGTGGACAGGCTTTAAGTGTTGCCAATACACTGAGAACAAGAACTGTTGCCAATGCGGGGAACCCAGACAACGTAAGGGATGTAGGCTTTTTAAGCGCATTATTCATAATCGCAAGGTCGGGAGTTCAAGTCTCCTCTCTGCTACCAACAAAATCAGTGACTTAGCGCACTCAGTAAAACCCAGAACGTCACCGCCCACACTGGCAACACTGAGAACAAGCAACACCTAAAAAAACCCAAAGCGCTTTTTGACCTGCTCACCTGTTTCTTTCGCCTTTCGAATCCTCTTATACATGACCACAGCGGGTATTGCGGCACCCATACCCGTGGCCGCAAGTATCAACTCCAAACCACCTGAATCTACGATTGCGTTAAATAATTCCATCAATACGTCCAGATTCGTTGTTTGCCGTCATCCAAATGTATGAAGCGATTTGACCAATTTTTATCTTTTTGGCTTAAGCCCACACCTGAGAAATATTTGAGCGCTAGTCTTAGAAACGCCACTGCGTCACTCCCGGCAATTAATACATCCACGGCGCGACCACGCGCATGATAACCACCAATCGGTAGCGGGTCACCATTGTGGTCGTATCTACGCGGTTTTGTACGCTCACGCGGATGATCTGTAGTTCTGAAGGCGCTACTCAGATATATGGGCTGGCCCCAATCTAACCGCAGCTCTTCCAGCGCGGCCATGAACAGCGAATCCATTAACACCGGGGCGTCAGGCGCAAAGCTGCACTTGAGTTCATCGCGGCTGAAGTGTTTAGAACATTCAACTGTTTCACTCATAGCGTTATTTCACCTTTCTCGCATTGTTCTGCGTAGCGGGCGCCAGCGGCGCGACGTTCTTCTACCGTCAGTTTTACAACGTCAGTGAATAAATAATTTGCACGGAAACGATCTATGACACAGCTACAGCCTTCCACCGCATAGTTCTGAGCGAAATGCCGTGGCATGCCCTGGCGTTCAAACTGTGGCGCCATGATTTGTGCGCAGGCAGTTACCCAGTTCCAAAGAAATGAAGTCTTGTATTCTAGTTCGGCAGGTTTGGATGCGTAGAGCGTGGCAGGTAATAGCAAAACGATGAAGGTTTTCACTAGGACTTGCGTTCCATGCTCATGATTGACTCATGAAGTTGGCTGATCGCTACCCGCATCTCAGAAAGCGTGATATTTGTCTGCTCCATTGTTTTGATGAGAGCTGCATTGCTTTCACGCATTAGTGATCGAAGCTCATCATCGTTGCGACTGTCTTTGTCTAGGTGGATTTTACGCTCTTCAGCAAAACCGCGCAGAAGATACACGATTAGGTAACCTGCGAACGCAAGGCTAGCCATTGTCCCGCCTAAATCACCTAGTATCGCTACAAAATCTTCTGGCATATGCTCGGCCTGTTAATTAGTTTGGGTTAGCGGAAGACTGCCAAACAGATGACAGGACTGTCCGTGTAAGTGCTTTGATCATTTCTACAGGTTGTAAATGTTACTCCATCAACTTCTGTAACAGCCAAAGTGTTACCAGATCTACCTAATAAGAATTGTCCACCATGTGCGGTTCCAGTGTCTGGTCTAGCAGATCCAACAACTGCATAATTTGTATCCGACATATTTGTACTAAAATTTGCTTTGTACCATCCAGTACCATTACCTGTAATACTGCTAATATTAAAACTTCCCAGTATTGCAACTGTTCCTGTTCCATTAAAATTTACCCAGGCACGGCATAGCTGACCACCTACCAGCCCAGGACTTAGCGCTTTGTTGGAAATGTAAAAAGCCACTGGATCGGTGCTTAGTGTTGCGCCTACAACACCAGACAACGTAACGGTTGTGCCACTAATCGCTGAAACCGTAGTGCCTGGTGCGATACCTTCACCGACTACATAATCACCTACATTTATTCCTGTTGCAGACGCAACCGTCAGACTGTTAGAACCACTTGAAATCGTTCCAGTTGTGTTCGTTCCCGTGACTTCTGCCCTACTCGCAAAACCGGCTCCGATGTCTGCTAAGGAATTGCGCATTTCAACTGCTAGTAAATCACCAGCCGCGGCTCCTGTTGTCAGGACAACATCCGTCCCATTGGTTGCAGTAAAATCGGAACCACTACTAAGACGCACACCGTTCAAATACACTGAAATAAAGTTACCTGTGACATAACCAGAAGTTGCGAAGGTGGTCTGTGATGCCGTTGCCGTAAATTCTTGACGTGTCTCAGTTCCTGCTGGCGTTGGTACGCTTCCAATATATGACATCAGTCTAACTCACTGAAATTGCTTTTAATTCTTCGACACTGGTGGCCGTATCGCAAAGTTGGGTGATGTCCCGAAGCCTGACTTTTTCCGCAATAATCGCAGTAGTGTCTGAGTTTGATTCCATAGCACGTTGAAACGCTACATCCTGCGCTTCTAGCAAGGGCTTTCTTTCTGCTCGTAACGAATCCTTTTTAATAACTTTAGCTTTTGCTAAATCAATCTCTATTTTCATGATCCCACTCCATCGTAGTCTGTGTCTAAATCTGGTGCTACCCAAGCATCTCTGAAGGTTCTGTCTTCTGGCAAATCGGTATGTTCGATAATCTTGAATTTGACTCCGGATGGACAATCTTTGAGGCATGTCTCCATTAAAGTAAGCCCACTATTAGGTGCTGGAATTAATACTGATATTGTATCAGAATCGGTTGGTTGAAAGACTGCTAGTTTCATTTGGTTCCTTTATTGGATAACTGCAATTTGAATTGGGTCTTGAGGTGTGCCCGCACCACTAATATGTACACAACGAAAATGAAATTTATCAACTTCACATGCCGCATTGTCTGCTACTATTACTGAATAGTTACTAGTTTCTGAAGACCCCACTACACTGCCCACTACAACGTATCTTATGTTCGGCATGTCGTGTTCAAAATTAACAGTGTATTCACTGTCAGCATTTTCAATAATACTTTCAATGTTTGCTGATTTGTAGATTGGCGGATTCGATGTCACGGCAGTTGTAGTGTCTGGGAAGTTAAACGTCCCATCAAAAACAACGTATGCTCTACAAGCATAAACCGGAGCATCATCACCGTTCGGCAAGTTTGCTATATTCCTCGCATTACTCATACTATCTCCAGTAGTGCATCCGCTATTTTTCTGAAATTACTCATTCGCTGATCTCCTCATATGAGCAGATACCTTCCAAATCGCTAGCTGCACTAGCCGTGAGTCGTAGTGAGTCACCTTCTTCTAGGTAAATGCTGTTGTTGTTAATGACTTCTAAGGTTGAATCTGCAAATACTTGGATGGTTTTTACTAGGTGATATGCCGTTGAAGACCGATATAGATCCACAGTGACATCCGCGGCAACCGTCCCATCGACATTTGCAATCAACAGGGTATTCACCTTAAAGACTTTGCCACTAGATCCTGAGTTCGTAACGATTGCCGCTGGACTTGTACCGATTGCTTGAACTGCGGTTTTGCCGGTAATCGTACCGACTGAAACGATGTTTGGTGCTGACATAAATTATCCGAATACAATAGCCATTGCGATAGATTTACCTGTACTGATGCCGCCGCCGCTTGATTGATTAACAAAGCCTAAATTGCCACTGCCATCGGTCTTCAGTACCTGATCTGCGGAACCGTCTGCTGTAGGCCAAGAAAGCCCATCAAGAACAACTTTGCCCGTAGTGTGCGGTGTGATTGCAATATTTCCAGCCGACACGCTGACTATGCTATTCCCGTTGACATCCAGGTTGCCGCCGAGCTGCGGTGTGGTGTCGCTGACCACATCTTGTAGTGCGCTGTCTGCTTTCGTGCCTTGGGCAGAAGTAGCATAAGCCGTTGATGCTGTAGTTGCGGCTGTGCCCAGTCCAAGCGTTGACCGTTGTGCTGCAGCGTCTGCGTCATCTAACAGTGCTCGGCCTGCTGATGTACAACTGATTTCTTCAATAACACCTGCACCGGCGCTGCTACGGCCAAGCACTTTGTCTGTGGCGGATACGTTTTGAATCTTGCTGTAGGTCACTGCGTCAGCGTCGATAGTCCAGGTAGCGCCAGAACTGCTGACCACGATGTCGCCCTTGTCGCCATCACTGATACCACCCGCGCTGACTGCTTCAAAGGCAGCACCACCGGAGCCGTCTGCTGTCAGTACATGGCCGTCAGATGCGCTTCCAGAACCCAAGGTGGCAGCATCTAAAGCACCCAAGCTAGTTTGTCCAGTGCCGCCATTGCCTACTGGCAAAGTGCCGGTAACATCTGCGGCTAGGTCTATTGCCCCCAGCGTAATGGCTTGTGTCGAAATACTTAGGTAGTCATGGCTACTAGTGACTAAGGTCACGTTTGTAGAATTGTCTGTCCCTGCCAAGTCTACACCTAAACTGGTGCGGGCAGTGGCACCTGATTCTGCTACAAAGGTGCTGCCGTTCCCTACGATGATATTGCCATCAGTGACAGCTAGACCTGCGACTGCAGCTAGCTTGGCATTGTATGCCTGGACATCACTGCCTATTGCCAACCCTAACGCTGTTCGTGCTGCTGATGCGCTAGTAGCACCCGTGCCACCTAAAACGACGGGTACGGTCCCTGCCGTAATTACCTGGTTGCTGATCGTCAGGTAGTTACTGCTGACAGAAGCTAGGCTTGTCGTGACAGGTTCAAACGCGGAACCCGTGTAATACTTCAGGATGTTGGCGCTGGTGTCGTACCATAAGTCTCCTGCGTCAGCGCTACCGCTATACGGGTCACTACTGCCCGTTTTGTACTGTCCTTGAAAAGAAGCTAGGGCTGTTTCAGATGCCGTCTGTGCCGTTTCAGATGCCGTCTTTGCAGTCTCTGCCTGGGTCTTGAGTGTGCGCACCGTGGCAACGTCAACCAGCAACTCAAATTTATTCGTATCGGTCAGGCTGCTACCGGACGCGGCATCCACCTTGGTGAAGTACACGTTGTCATTACTGCTGTCGCGGATTAAGTCACGTACCACGTAGGCAGCGGTGGTGGTTGTGCCGTCACTACCTTTAAAGGTGCCAATTTCTTGCGTGGTGACAAAGGCACCAGTGCTGTCAAACGCCAGCAGCTTCCCTGCTAGGTCAGTGGTGCCAGATGCTAGCTTCAAGCTAGTCGTGCTGCTATCGCTGACGGTTTCTTCAAAGCCGACTGCACCTTCAATCTTGTTATCAAGTTGCTGGCACATCATCGTGAGCTTATCGAACGCCTTTTCTAAAGTCTCCGCATCGAGCGCATCGTTATTGACGTAATCAACGCCTTGCAGATAATCGGTTTCGCGGATCAATGACACGTTCACACCGCTACTAGGTGCTGTGCCAAACGTTACGGTGCCGGTAGCACCTGGTGCGGACAGCGTGTAGTGCGTCGTAATGGTTTGTAGCGTGCCACCTAGATGGACCTTGACCTGGCTGGATTCAGTGTATGGGAAGGTCACAGAGAAAGCGGTGGTGCTATTGTCACCTGTGTACTGAACTTTATTTCGTTTAACGCTTACGGTCATCTGTAGCCTCCGCCACGCGCAATCACGCTGCTTGGTGTCATGTCAAAACCAAAATAACTGTTGTAGTCCTGGTTGTTCTTTTGTTTAAATCTACGTTCCATGCGTTGCAGGCTGCCAGGGTTAAGGATTTCTTGAACCTGGTAGTTAATCAGATAATCAAAAGCGGTGCGTGAAGCCCACCAGTTAGCGTAAGGAATATTTCCTTTGATTGCCCGCCAGCCCGCTGCCGCTGCGTCTACCGGATCGCCTCCTTTTGCCATGTCTACGGTAGCGGCCCCAAACTCTACAAGATCGTTGAGCGTTGAACCGCTTGGACCTGCAGCTAAATCTAAGAAACTTGTGCTGTACTGCCGGTAGTCATTGAACAGGAAGTCGCCAGCAATACCACCGAAACCCGACTGTAGCACACTGCCAACGGCAACTTTGACTAAGTCTAAAGGGTTATCTCCCCACTTGACTTCGCGGCCTTTCATTAAGTCTTTCATCGCCATTGCTCCGTACCCTACGGCGACCATTGGGGCAAGGTGCATCATCGCTGGGGCACCCATCTCGTAAGCCCTAGGCCATTGGCGAAACAACATAGTCAGACCAAAGCTACGGAACTGCCAGAAAAGCTTATTAGCCATTGCACTGCGAGTCCCTGCCTGGATTCCTTCATCGCCCGTAATAAACCGACCCATAAAAGCACGCTCGTTAGCCCCTGGCTGCAGAACAGCAAACTCGTTTTCTGTAATCAATACTTGCTGAATCTTTTCTGCTAACTGCTGGCTGCGTGGGATGGAATCGCCGGTGATGTTGCCTAGATCAATTTCATCAAAAACCCGTGTGGGACTAATGACATCAAGGCCATTAATCTTTTCAGTCGGTAAGCCGGCAACGTCTTTCCAGTCAGTATCAGTGATCCCATATCGCTCCAAAAGCCGCTTGTAGTTTGGGTTTAATTGGTCCCAACGTAACTTGGAAGCATCGGCCATGTCGCTGGCCATCAGATAGGCGGCACCTTCACGGTAGAAGTTTGTCCAGCCACTCAGACCGTTGAGCCTAAAAAAATTATTGATGGCCCCTTGCATGTAATCAGTGGTGTCTCTTGCTCCTGACCAGCGGCTAGCTGCCGACCCAATAATCCCATCAAAGCCCAGTCCCATCTTGCGGGCAAACATTTCAATTTCTTTGCTTTTGCCCCGCTGAATAAGGCGCATCACGCCGACATTCAAGAAAGCGTTGTAGTACGCTGTAAAGAAATTTTTACCATGATAATGCTGGGTGAACGCAACATAGATCGGATCTGTCGTGCTACTAAAAATTGCACTGCCCAGCTTGCTTAGATTCTGAATTGCCGCAATGCCCTGAGTCATTTTATGACGGGCTGGGTTCGCTACTTCAAAGGCAGCTCCGCTGACCTGGTTATACTCAGACTTCAGCATTGTCCGTTGGTCTGGGTCAAAATCTTGGCGTTCCAACAAACGTTTAAAAGTGCCATCTGGATTGGCACCAAAAACCTTGATTAACTCCAAGCTGTCGCTCAGCCGCTCTACGCCTTGCACAATGGCTTGTACAGCGTTGCTGTGTCCGTATTTTTTGTTGTAGTCAATCCAAGCTGCAGAATCCTTGAAGTGTAGTTGACGGCTCTGACTGATCTTACTGCTAAGACTGCGGCGTCCCACACCTACTTCACTGACCAGTTCCACTGTCTGGCGCTTGCCGCTTTTAATGTTGTTGTAGACGGCTTCTAGAAACTCACGACGCTTGGCAGAGTCTGCACTAATAAAGGTGCGGCTTTCGTCTAACAACGGTTCAATGTCTCGTAACCAAGTGTCAAAACCGGCTTTGCCAATGGCTGCAGAGTCATGAGTCTGTGTCGTAACATGGTCATCAAGCCAACTGATCGGCACACCTTCGGCCTGAAGCTGATTAATCATATCGCGTTTTTCTTTCAGCACCGCTTCAGCCATCATGCGGGCTTCTGCATTACCGCTGGTGCCTAGCCCGTCAAACAATTCTTCAATTAGTGCAGTTTGAAACTCTTCATCGTCAAACAGACCTTTACCAAATGGGAAGCGCCCAAACACGGTAGGGCGGCTAAGTTGCAGATTGTTTTTGCCAAAGACACTTAGAATGCGCCCATAGCGCAGCTTGCCCATTGCCACCTGTTTGCTGGCAATACTGTCTAGTGCTTCAAAACCACGCTTGGCGCTACCTACAAGCATCCGGCTTAGTGTCGCTTCTTTGTCGTTACCTGCGTCCATCTTCTTATCAAGCACTTCATTGGTGAAGACTTGGTTTTTGCGTGCGCGGCGTTTTTGTACCAACTCAAACTTATGTTTAGCGGTCAAGTCTTCTGCTACTTTGCGGAACTGAATCGTGTAATCACCGCGTGATTTTGCCCGAATGTTCTTTTGCTCATTCCGCAGTTGGTCAACCAGGTCTTTGGCTTCTGTTTCAGTCAGCCCAAATTTTGTGCTGTTGGCAACTCCAAGGCAGGGATCTATTTTTTTAGCCATTGTCTATCATACATTCTGTGACTTCAAAAACTGCGTCGTGAAAACTTTTTTGGGCCTTTACTTCTTCATCAATTTCCGCGATCGCACGGGCATCTTCTTCTTTCAGTGTGTCGTTCTCCTCTTTTGTACGAATACGTTCATCTTGCTTGGCTTCGGCTTCTTGTAATCGTGATTCATTAGCGCTGATTGGGATGTCATCCGGTGGTGGTAACTCTTTTAATGCAGGTCGTGGCGTGTTCCAAACTTTATCGGGTATCAGTTCGTTTTTTTGAAAATCAAAACGGCCTGGGTTGTAGATCGACTTAACGAGTTTCGGGTCAAAGATTGCCAGACTTGGTTTTTGCTGGCCGCCTTCTTCTATCCAAACAGCGTCGTAGCCTTTGTCTTTAAAATGTTTAGACCCAAGTTTTTCGGCGTCCTGCCATTTCATCGCCGGTGCGTCTTCAGAACCAAGCACCTTCTTGGCGTTGATGTAGACAGGCAGTACGTTGTCACCTTGGTAATTACTTTCGTAAAGCCGCTCAAATTCTTTAGCAAAAGACGTTTTGTTTTTTGTCGCATTCTTAGCGATTGCATCAGCGTCTAAGTAATTGTAGCTATCGTTTTTTAGTGCTTTGCGTAATTTGCGGGCATCTAATACCTTGCCTGTTTTGAGATCAAAAACGCCTGGGTTTTCTTGTGCCAAAATTTGGAAATCAGTTTTAAATTCTAAAGAGCCTTTTGCTGCTGCGAACCCAGATGCCTCATCAGCGTTAGGTGTAAAATAAATTAACCCACCACGCGTATTTTGTGTTGTAAACGCTTTAATTTCTTGACCTGTGCCGTGATACATCACTCGCGGTGTGCCATCGCTATTGATGATCTGGCTGTCTGCAAACGCTTCTTTAGCTGCCTGCATTCTTGCCGCCTGCTGTGCAATCGCTTGCTCCGCACCTTTCTGCCGTGGCACCGGCAAGCGGTTCTGCACACCCGCACTCTGTGACGCCAATTCTGCGTCTACTGCCTGCTTTTTCGTGACTGGGTCTACAGAGTCCCAAGCACGCTCTGACGCAGTAGGTCGTGCGCTTGGCGCTTCTTCCTTAAACTCGACTTCGCCTTGCCGGTTGACCGCAACGGTGTTGGCTTCCTGCCTATTTCTTGGATCTGGGTCTTTCGGATGAACCCGCCCAAGTGCGGCACCCAGGCCAAAGCCTAGCCCTAGCGCCAGTCCTAGTTCGGTCAGGGCATCGCGTGTGTCGTACTTCAGTTGGTAGGTGTCTCGTTCGGCAGCAACCAAAGGTTGAATCAAGGCAGTACCTAGCACCGCATCAGCGGCAGTGGTAGCACCACGACCTAGCCTCCCAGATTGTGCAATCTTGCCCAACACGGCGGCGCTCTTGGCTTTGGATGCAATGCCTACAAAGGGTATGTAGTTGACCGGATCGGGCACCGTACCAACCAATGCACCTGCATAGAAGCTGGCAGTAGCTCCTGCGCCTGCACGCTCTAGCAAAAACCCTAGTTCGCGTTCGCGGTCACGGCGTTCCTTTAACAGTCTTGCTTTGGGTGTCGTGAAGCTATCGTCCCACTTGATTGCTTCATCAAAGAACTTACTGGCTTCCCAGTCTTGCTTGGTCAGCAATGGCTGGTTTTCTGCTTTGTCCATTTCCATCACCGACTGCATCAGCATAAAGCTGACATCTCGGAAACCGGCACCAATGCCTTCAGAAAACATCATGCCTGCTGATGGCCGGTAGTTTTTCAAAAACTCTTCTTTCGCACCTGGATAGTCGCGGTGTTCGCTGTAGTACATCATTGATCTGTCCTACTTCTGAGCAGCGCTTCCATCTCTGCACGCAGTTTAGGATCTAGTTCAGGTTGACTACCCAACAGCTTGCGCATCTGTTCCTTGGATGCGGTCTTCCCCTGCATCAACTGAAGCTGTGTTTCTAATAGCCGAAGTTTCTTCATTGCGGCTTCTTTGCCTTTGTTGTTGACTATCCTAGCCCGCAGGACTTCAGCGCCTTCAATCAAGCGTTCGGCTTCTGCTAGTTGTTCTTCAGGCACGGTGTCCAAGAAAGCGCGGGCCTGTGTGACAAAGCTGTCAAGCTGTTGTAGGTCTGGGTCTACTGGTTCAGGTTCTGGCTCTTGCGCTTCTTCTTGCGCTGGTGGCGCAACGTCTGCCGCAACGTCTTCAACCACTTCTTCTTCTGGTTGATCTATCGGCTTGCCTACACCGACGCCAAGCATCTCTTGCCCAACGCCATATGATTCCAGCATCGTGTCAATCACCGCCTGGTCTTCTGCAAACATGGCATCACTTGAATCAATGGCCTCATTGTTCATGTGCCTTTCAGCAAGTACGCGCAATTTAGTGAATGGTATGATTACACCGGAAGTGACGTACTGCGCCCGCTCTTCATTGAAGAACAACAGTTCCAATCCTGAGTCATCACCTTTTTTCGCCCAGGTGTACAAATCGTCACTGCCTGCCAAATCTATCAACCCTTGTTTTTTTTTAGCTAACAAAGTTTCGGTGTAGTTGGTCAAGGCAACTTCAGCGCTACCTGCAGGTATGCCATCCAACTGGGCATTGCGTAACAACAGCGGCGGTGTCTCTGCGTTCGGCTGAATAAAAGTAAAGTTGACGCCAATCAAATGATCTGCCGCCATGTCTACCGCATCGTCCAGGTCCATACCGCGTGCGCCCATTTCCAAGACGTAGTCCGTCATGAATTCATTGAAGTCATTCATCAGCGGCACAGAGCCACGGTCACTTTCAAAACTCTTGTAGAAGTTCTGAAAACTTTCTTTCTGCATCATTTCTGCGCGGACTGCGCCCATGTCTGCGTCAAAGATTTCGCGGACACGGCTGCGGTTGGATTTGCTGTTTAACTCGGTGTCAAACATATTCTGACGCACCGCACGGTCTGTGACTTCGGTATAAAGTTGCGAGTAGTAGGGCAGGCCAATACCATTTTCTGCACGCTTACGGGCAAGTTCAGTAACCACCAATGGGCCATAGCTCTGAGTACGGCGCTCCAAGTCCATCATGAATTCAAAACGTTCCTGCCCATTTGTTGCCTGCATGTATTGCCCAGCTTTTGCAGCAATCGCTTCATCACTTAAAAGGCGTATTGCTTTTGCCTGGTGCAACCCGCGTAGTTGGCTAGGAGATAGATTGTTGGTGTTCTGAAAGCCCTTGTACTCCAACTGTGTTGCCACAACGTTGTCCAGGTTTGACACATCCAACGGATCGGTGCCTTCTGGTATGACAGTAAAGCTGGCTCCGTCATCTGCACGCAACTTACGGACTGCATTGATTTCTTTGACTACGCCATTGTAGATGCCACTGAAATGGGCAACGTCAGCGTTCAGGTCACCACCTATAAAACGTGGTGGCACTAGGCTTTCTTCGGCCTGCGCCAGCTCGGCTTCTGTCTTTTCGGCTAGCGTTTCTACGGCGTTCTTGGCCTGCCGTGCATACGAATGTAGCCCCCGGAAAGCCATTTGCGTGTTTTCGTCTGGGACGTTGGCTAATTGTTGTTCTAGGTTTGCAACCGATTCCACTTCTGCCCGCTGGCTTTCAGTCAAATTTGGGTCTAGGATTGCGCCTACGGTGAGTAACAGATTGCGCCGTACTTCCTGCGTGGCCTGTTTCTGAAGTGTTTCTAAACGATTGCGGGTAACATCTGCGTGTTCAGCTCGTTCATTTGGGCTAAGGCTTGGGAAAGATTCTTCATCATTCAGCAGCGTGTTCAACAACCCTGCAACGGCCTGGATGTTACCTGAGTTGCGCAGAAGTTTGATGTCGCTGTTGTCGATTTCCCTTTCATAGTTCACCAGGTTGACGGCAGCTTGTGCTTCTGAAAGCAACCCATCTGAAATCATTGAATCCTGCATTTCATCCAGCATCACCAGACGTTCTTCGCGTGGGCCTCCTCCCGTAACGATTCCCTGTTTTAAGCGCACATAGTCAGCTTTTACATCATCATCAATTGCCAATTGTTGGGCATTATAAAGCTGTTTAGCAGTTTGGCGAATCGTAGCTTGCAGGCGTTGTTCAGCTTGAATGCGTAAGCCTGGGCTAAGTCCTTCTAAATTAGGATTGATTACATCTTCTAAGTCGGTGGCAATCAGTTGCCTACGCTGAGTAGGATCGTAGTTTTTTGCGCCTGCCAAGTCTTCTGGTGTCAATGATTGTAGTTTTGCGGTCAGCGCTTCTTGCACCCTATTAATGGCATCCCCAACTTTAGCAGTCTGTTGTTTTTTAATTTCCTGCATTGCAATCAGATCCTGGTCGGCAATCCGCTTGTCATCAAACATCTGCGTGACGGCTTTCTGCACGCGCTTGGACTTGCCTTTCAGAAAGAGCTGAGTCTGTTGATACAGTCCTCTACTTTCAGGATCTAAAGGGTCAACGCCTTGATAGAATTCTTGATAGCGCACCAAAGCATCAGCCATATCTGCAGGCGGATCTTTTTCTAGGCTTTGGAAGAACTGGTTGCGTGCCCTGTCACGAAACTGGCCGTATTCAACAATTGCAATCTTTGCCTGTTCATCCTTTTCTTTTTCTGCCTGTGTCAGATAGATGTCTGCCGCACTGCGGCCTATGCGGGCGATGGTTGTACCCAGATCCATCAGCGCTTTGTTTTGTGCCCCGCTACCTGGCACACTCATGTCCATCGGACCAGGTGCGTTCGGTACGTTCGGTGCGCTCAGTCGGTTTTGCTGTGGCAGGACATTGGCCTGTTGGAACGGAAGCCTAGCCATTACTTTTCTAACTCATTGAATCGGTAATACAGTTGTCCAAAGTCAGCACCGCCACCTAATAATGTATTGAATAGCTGTAAATCGCGTGAACCGGCTACGTTCCCCGCACCTTGGTCGGCTAGGGCCGCTTTGCGCATCAGTTGTGTGTAGGCCAGTTGTCCGCGTCGTAGTTCCATCTTTGCTTTGTTCTTTGCTTCCAGTCGCGTTCTCGCTGATTCGTAACGGGTGTTGTAGTCCAGCATCCTTTGGTTGTAATCGTTAGCAAACGCCTGCGCGATCTGTACGTTTGCCGGTGTCCCTACATTCACACTGGCCCCTGAAGATCCAGCACGGGCGCGGATGCCACCAATTCGGCGCTGACCGGCGATCTGTTCCTGCATCAGTAGTTCGGCACCACGGAACTCAATAGCTCTAGCGTTTTCAAAGCCTGTCTGCATGTACAAGCCTGCCTGCTCACGGGCGTAGGCCAGATTCTCTGCAGCGCTGGCACGGTACTCCCCAGCCTGGGCGCGTAGGTTCGTGACATCCTGGGCGTTCTGTTGCGCCTGCCCATACATTTTAAGGCCGGTACTGATTGCCGTTATTGCGGCAAAAGCTGCAAATGCACTCATTCGTTGGTTTGGTAGTCAATTGCTAGTAAAGTGACAGAAAACGGGTACGGCTGATCCTGCCTGAGAAATAGCTGTGTAATGGTTGAGAACTGGTCACCGACCTGAAAAGTTTTCTCGCCTGTGAAGAAAGCTAGAGCGCTACCTATGTTATCGCTGGCAGTACGGAAAACCGCTTCTGTCAGGTCACTGATGTTGACGCCAAAATTAAGTCCAAGGCTTTCTAAATAAGCAATCGTGGCGGCGTCCAAGTCGTTGGTGTTGGTTCCAAACTTAAAAGACAGTGACTCTAGTAATCTGACGGTGAATCTGTGGATGCGCTTGCGGTTACCAACGCTGGTGCCTTGCCCAGTCATTGCCACCATTGGCAGGCTTTCAATGTCTGAGTTGTAGCTGAAACCAATACGAAAGTTGGTCGCTGCGGTCTGTAGTGTGATCGCACCAGAGCTAACCGTTCTGTCTGGTTGAACTGCCGCATCGGCCAGGATCGCAACGCTTTCACCTTCCAGGTGATTTAGGGCACTGACGGCGGTGCTAGCGGTGGTGCGGGTAGGTGGTTCTTCTAGACCACTGTCTACAAAGTGGGCGTCACTTGGCAAAACTTCTGAAGCAACAAAGAACCGCTCTAAGAACTCAACATAGCGCACTTCTGTGACAACACGCAGTGTACTGACGGCAACACTACTCGTTGAACCGCTCACCGTGACGGCTGCACCGCCTGAAGATTCTGAAAGCTGGAAATCATTGGTTGCTGTCGAAACAACGTAATACAATTTGTCAGCAGAAAATCCGGTGATCGTGGTGCTGTCAAAAACGACAATGGTGCCGTTGGCTAGCCCGTGGCTGGATTTTGTGAATTTATCTGTGGTTTGATTGAAAGTGATCGAAGTCAACGCCGCCGCACGTAAATGACGCTTCACAATCATGTAGAGTTGGTCGTGTGTGCCGCGTGGTATGCTTGCAATACTTTCAACTTTGGCGTGTGACCCATGCGTGGCGTCGTAGTGTGCTCCACCTATCGTATGCCGGTGCCAGGCACGCATCTGCAGAAGATCCACATACGTCAAGCCAGCAAGCCTGCCATCATTTCTTAGACACCACAGCACACTATACGGCTGGTCCTGGTACGCTGTGGCGATCAGTCCAGACTCGCTGATGTCTTCTGCTCTAAGTGTCAGGTCGGCGGCGCTATATTGGTCTTGGAGTTTGTCAAAGGCCAACTCGCGCAGCTTCCGCCCGTTGTTCTGTACATATAATAGGTTGTTGCCGACTTTTGCTGGCAGCGCGGTTGCGTCACACGCCCAAGCGCTGACTTTTGTAATACTGAAGCTGAACGGTGTTAATGTCACATCGTCATCTGTCCCGTAGCATTGGAATATGCCACCACTGGTACCGATAGTCAGACGACGGTCTTCAGATAGCCATTCAATCTGATCCACCGTGTCTGAACTGATCGTAAGGCTTAGTGCATTGTCTTCATAAATTTGCTCACCAATGATTGACCTACCACTGCTGTCGCGCTGTCCGGTTTGCTGACCTAGCGGTTCGGTGGCTGCAAAGTTCAGAAAGTCAGCAGTCTTAGAGAAAAAGATCGTCTGTGGTTCTTCTGCTGTACCCGCATAAACAAGACGCTGCTGGTATATCTGTACGGTGCGTGGGTAGCCTGTGGTTTCGCTGAAACTGCCTAGTTGCCATTCTGTCGTAGCTCCAACGCCTGCAATTGCTTTCTTCAGTAAAACTAAGACCACTGTCGCGCTGGTCCGCTCTACAATTTCGCCGTATCCCCACTTGATCTGGGGGGCGATTTCCGTATTAAAACGAACATAGCGGCCTATGTCTGTTGTTTGAAATCCAGTGTCGTCGTTGATACCAGCCTGTGCACTTGCGGTAACTTTTAAATACTTTTCTTTATCAACAAAACTTTTATTAACAGTCAGGTCTGCTGAAGTCGGTGCACCGGTGATGTCTGCAGGTGTGCCGCCTGCTGTTGTTGCTAATTTAAAAGTGTTCTGGGTGGCGCTGACTACAAAATAGTCTGTAGTCGCTGACAAGGTGGGTGTGCTGGCGAAGCCAGACGGTATGCTGGAGAACTGCACCTTCATCCCATTGACAAGCGGATGATTCGCTAGCGTAAAACTATTTGTCGTGACATCAACATTACTGGGACTGACTGTGCCAACTTCTTCCAGGCTTAGTGTCTGGGTAGAATCATCGATCGTTGCAGAAAACTCTGAATTTGCTGCAAGCGCAACCGTCAAAGTTGTAGTCGTAGTATTGGTTCCCATGAAAGGACCATCAGTCAGCACTTCGGCTGGACTGCTACCTGCACTAGGTAACAACTCTGTCAGCGTCCAATCGTTTGTGTCGTTACGTTCTAAGCGGGCTGGTGGATGGCTTGGATGGGCTAAGAAAAGTACGTCAGCGGACTGTGTGAACGCTAGGTCGTTAACCTGTGCGGCAGTATACGGCGTGACCACTTCCGCACGCTGACTGATATTAACGTTAGAGCTGCTAACGGTCTGGCTGGTGGTGCTGGTAACTGTGAAGGTATTAACATTAGCTACGGTGGCGATTGTGTAGAAGCCATCAACCCCTGCGCCAGAAGTAAAATCTAAATAAACTTCATTGCTTGCACTGTAGCCGTGGCTAGCCTTTGTGACGGTAACAGTAGTCGTGCTTTGAGTGTACGTCCCTGCAATGTCATCGGTGCGCACAGGGCCGTCATTCGCAAAGAAGCGGATGTAAAGGTTGCCAAACTCAAGCACTAGGCTGGTGCCCTGACCACGGCTAAACGGTATCAACCTGGCTGCACCATTGGCCTTTGTGGTTGCACCGAAAAATGTACCAGGTCTGCGGGTAACGCTACCCTGTGGCAAGACAACCATGTTCTCAAGCGTTGCCAGGCTGGATTTGTAGGACTCCAACTCAACCATACCTTGCATACGCGGTGATATCTGTCCGTCTGCAAAGCTGGATTGAAGTGCCTGGATTCGCATTACGGGGCCGGTACTGCGCGGCGGTAGGTTGAACCAACTAGCCTCGCATTGATAAAGCCGTCGGCAATGAACTCACCTGCCTGTGATCTTTCTTGGCTGTCTACACCACGGGCTTCGGCTAGAAGTTGTAGGTACTTCGAAAGCATCCTGTCGCGCAACTCTGCACGCCCTGTCAGCGCTTCAGCGATCTCACTACCTAGTTTCATCGCTACAGCGTGTAAAAGCAGGCTATCAAACTGTGTTGGATCGGTGACCTTGGCGATATACAACAGATTGACTGCCGTCGCATCAGTAAAAATGAAACGGCCTTCAACTTTATATGCCTGGTAGTAGTCCTCGATGTCCAAGACTCGCAGGCAGTCTGCGGGTAGGGCAAATTTCTTGGCGAATCCCCAGGCTGGTGCAGTCACGTTGGCAGCAAGCGCTACTCTGGTGACTGCAGCGTTCCAAGGATGTGAGCGAAGCACGGCATCACGGCAGTCTTCATAGCGAAGATTACACTGTCGCGCCCGCTCATTTTCGTCAGTTAGCGCCGCGATTTTAGCTTCACCAAGGTTGGATAAAGCAATGTTACAAATCTGAACGACGCTACTCATTAGTCAGCCACATAAACAATGTAGCCAACAAGATCGTCCCCATCCGCAATGGCTTTGTCTGATTTACTGGTAGCCCGAATCACTACACCAGTTTTAGATTCAAAGACAAAGGTTCCTCCAGTAGCCTTAACTCCTGCCAAAGCGCCTTCTAATGTGAAGTAACCCGCACTTTCTACGTCTAGCCCATCGACTAGCCCGTCAGGGTCGGCGACTACTGCGGTCCCTGCAGTGTTAGTGTAGGCATCCCAACCAACATCAAGCGTCTGGCCTGCTGTAGTCCAATTGACATAAACCCTAGACAAAGCACTAATGATGCGGATTCGCCCAGGTGGAAGTTTGCCAAGCGCTACAGAAGAACCAGCATCACCTACCCCGGATTGGTCATGCGTAAAAAACATGACTCGCATACGGCCTTGGAATTCCGTTGTCGAATTATTGACAACAGGGTCTGCCAGAGTGTTCGCGTACTCGACAGAATTTTGTAAAGTAACAGCCATTGTTCAGCTCCTGTTTATGGCGATTCATCGCATTCGATTTGCACAACTTTTTCTTCTTCCATTCGCGTAGCGCCAATACTCATGCAGGCATATACCTGCACTGCGTAACCTTTGTCTGGCCGCTCGTCAATTCGCACTGTCAAATCCTTGCCAACTGCAAGCGTGATCCCATCAACTGCGTAGGCGAAACATGACCTAACATCAGACGAACTGTCATGCGCTAAGCGTGTTGAAGTGACGAAGGTGAACCCCATAAAAGTGTTAACTTCGCCTTGGACAAGAGCTTTGACGGTGTTGAAATCGCTGCTGGTGACGCTTGTCTCTGCCAGCAAATCCTGAATCTGCTTCGGCCCGCAAACCAGAATACGCGGGATGCTGGGGTCAACATCGTTGTTGTCCATTTTAAATTTGGCTTCCCGCAGCTTGCCAATGTTTAACCCCGCGTTGCCACTGGCTACCCCAACCGTTTTTGCAACCACTTGGCCTGCTGGCAAGCTCGTAGTCGTCCCGCCAGTTTCGCCCGTTTTACTATCAGAGATAGCAGCGCTGATTATAACGTCGTCCATGCTGCGTCCAATAGCGAATGCCTGGGCTTGGGCATATGAACTGGTTGGATCAACAATCATCCGTAGTTTGTCTTGATCGTCAATTAGATCGGCTACTTCGTAGTCGGCAAGCGTGACCATTCGGCGGCTGTGTGGGGTGTCGTTCAGTAGGGTGTCTGCAGCTCTTGTTGAACGTACTGAGGCAGACTGGCTACCAATCTGATCGAAGAATGCTTGTTTACCGCGTACAGCTTCCACACGCACAACGCCGCGTAGGCGGGAACCTTTTTGCTGGCTCAAGTGCTGCAAATTTGCAGAATACTGCTGTACAAAAGCAGTTGTGATTTGTGATGACACAGGTCAACTCCAATTTTAAGCGGCCATGCTCAAAATGTAGAGTTGTCCCTGTTGGGGCTCTGGCAGGTGCGATGAAACGGGTCTGACGATTGTCCGAACCGCAACCTCACATGGCGGATAGAACCTAGCGTTTGCGGCCAGGCGGTGATTTTTGTCCGGGTAATTCCGGTTCTTCTGATATAACCCACAGATAATAGGTGTTTGCAAGTGGGATCGGATCACTGACGTCAACAGGTGTCCCATTTTCTACAGCAAGCCGTAAGCATTCCATGCGGAGCTCACGCTTGTCTTCTAATGTCATGTCAGTAATTCCCGCAAGCGTAAGGCTTCTTGGACATACTTGTCGTGGTCCCTGTGCATGCCATCCCAGTAAGGGCCGTCTGGGGCCATCAGTTCAGACAAGCGGCTTTCTACATCGACTCTGCCACCGTTGCCAGAAGTACCGACATCATTCTGCAGCAAGCCGTCTTCAGCCATCAGTTGGCCAACCTTGTTCATCATTTTAACAAGCCCAGGATGGTTACCAATGCCTGTTTCTTCAACCAGTTTTAGAGTCTCAGAATCTGCTAACTGCAAAAAAGCACGGCGTGCTACATCGGTGTTCGCCGCATAGTCGCGACCCCATTCCCGTTGTAAATCCTGAACATAATTCTGTTGCTGAAACTGCCAGGCGTCTTTGTCTGCAGACGTATTTGATTCTTGGCTCTTTGAATACCAATCATAAATTGACCGTACTTGATTCTTTGAAAGACCTTGCTTATGGGCTTCTTGCAGGAACCCTTGGGTTGTCTCATCTTGCGCGTTGATTTCGTAACCGCTGACTTCGGCAGGGCGGCCAAGACGTTCGTAGACTTCACCCCATCCGCTGTCATCACTTGACGATGGGAGCCTGACAAGTTGCTCTGGTGGGACGCCCAGACGCTTGACTAAATGAACATAACTCTTTGCAAGATTACCTACGTTGTCAAAGGATCTAAGACTTGGCTCACTTGCCAGGTCATCAGGTAGACTTGTAGGATCAAAAGCCAGGCTGTTGACGCTTGCGCCTTCAGGGGCTAACCCTGTCTGGCTTGGTGCAATCGGGGTTTCAGATGGCAGCGACTCGTTCGTCGCTGGTGCTTCTTGGATCGTAGCTTCCATAGGGCTGGGATAAAAGGTTTTCTAATTGTTCCTGGTCAGTCTTCAGATATCGCAAAATATCAACAATGACAGAACGACGGCCATCATTATAAGCTGTAC